AATCCGTTCAATTTCAAGCGTTCTTCCACAATTTTCAGTAATTTAACCCCACGGCTCCTAAAGGGCTCATTCACATACCAAATCAATTCCTGGTACATTTTGCGACCATTCACCATGCAATGTGATTCCAAGCCGGCAATGATCCCTTCACAGGATTCACCCACAATCATCAAAAAGGCGTTTTGCGCGTTATTCTCTTTCAACCCAACAATCGTTTTGATAACCGCTTCCGGGTCAAACTCGCCCACATACTCCCCAACTGCCTCATCGTGGAAATTATGAATCAGTTTGACCACATCCAGATAATAGCGGTCAGAGTAGGTTTCAACCCTCATTGCCCGAGCAATTTTTTTCGCGCAACCTGCGCCTCCCCAGACACACCAAGCGGGGAGGTATAAATAGTCTGCCCCCCGGCCGACAAAGCCGCTTTTCGCCTCCGCGCCATTTCTTCCGCTTTGGCTACGCTGTCTTCGGGCTTGGGCCCTTGAGGTGTAGGCAACGGCGCTGGGGTTGCGTCAATCTTTTTTTTATCGTTCCCCGGCACTAAACTATTGCTTTCGCCTATACCGAATGCCTTGCCCCCTTTAGGAGAAAAAGCAATATCAAATGGATCTGTGAAATTCAGGAACGTTCCTATCGCATTTCCCATGCCCCCTCCTTCAGCGGATTCCCGCTATTTTGAATAGATTGTCTTCTTGTGATTGCGATGTTTCACGAGAGACATACTGCTCGTCCTGTTTTTCTTTTACCTGCCCGATTAAACTCGTTGCCATGATTATAGCATCTGCGCGGTTTGGGCTCTTAATCCCATCCTTGCGCATTTCATCCTTCGATACCAAAATCCGTCTTTGGTTGTGGTCGAATTGATATTTCAGCGTCAGCAGTTCATCAATCGTTTTCTGGTCTTTGATGCAGGTATGCCCTGCCACAAGCAAATCCTTGAGCTTGTAAGCGTTCACTGTACGGTTGTTGCCAAAATGCTTATTCTCCTGATAGCTGATAGGAGGATTACGGAACCCAACAAAATACTCCAACCCGCGCCCCTTAGCCAGAGTATCTAGCGGTCCGCTGCCGATTCCATCCTCGTCTATTGCGGCCATATCGACCTTGTACTCGTTGCTAATCGACAGAATGCGCCCACTCGTATAATTCAGATCCCGATGCTCCCATTCATCCACAAATATCTCCTCCCAATGCAATGCCCCCATCTGCTGTAGGACAAACCCAGCGCACTTATCATCACCATACCGGGCAATATCAAATCCCGCGACTCTAATTCCGTACCCCGTTGCCAGCTGATGCCGGTTCTCCTGGCCATTTCTAAAATCAACCAGACTGAAAAGCGCGTCCTCCGATTGGTCAAAGGGCTTCCCCAGCCAAATATGCTCATAATCCTTTTGGCTTAATTTCCGGCACTCCTCGGCTTCCTTCTTCAATGCGATAGGGCAAAACGGATTTTCGTAAAAATTAATATCAATCACCAGACAATCATCACGCTTGGAGAGCATCACAATAACCGGGTCGTTATAAACATGAGGGTTCATCGTGAAAATAACTTTTGCGTTCTCTTTACGGATGGTGGGGATTAAAACGTCCAACGTCTGCTTCGTAAGCGCCTGGGCCTCATCAATCCACAGTAGGTCGATCCCCTCCATTCCCTGAATATTAAAGGCTCCCTGCTCTCGGAATCCCCGGAAATTGATATTGCTCTCGGTGGCCTTGGAGGAAATTTTAGAAGCGGCTATTTCAAAATTCAGTTGAAACTCTCGGATTAAATCAGCAAGGAGGGAATAAACGGATTCGCTGATACTGTTCTGCGTCTCACGGCCGCACACCGTTCTCAACTTATACTTCTCATTCAGATAAAGAACAAATCGCCCCACTGATTGAGACTTCGCCCCGCCCCGGCCACCCTTGATTATAAAATATCGGTATTTATTAAAAACATCTGCATCGCATATCGGCAGGAGCTTCTCGGGGATATCAAGAATTTTCGGCAGTATCAGGCGAGCCAATCAAAAACTCCGATATTCTGTTAATGGGTTGCTCCCCCACAAACTCTTTAACGATGGCAGGCATTTCAGTAACCTCAAGTGAACCTTTAATCTCTTGGGGGATGTCCTTTTTTGCTAACTCAAGGGCTATCTTTATCTTTTGAGTAG